GAGCCACCTTCTACTGCTGTGTCTTCTTCAAAGTCAACTGTGTTTGTTAATTTAACTACTAAAGATGCTCCAGATGCTGGCGCACTACCCATAGTTAGTGTTGTACCAGAAACTGTAAAGTCATCAACTGGTTGTAATTTTAATCCATTTTTCTTAATCGCTAATAAATGAACACTAGTTGGTGTGCTTGATAAAGTAAACGCTGTTGTACTTCCGTCACCAGTAAATCTATCTGTTGATGAAACCGTTGGATTATTTAATCTATTATTAATCGCAAAAGCATTTGTACGTTTCATATCAATAAATGGTGATACATTGGCATTTTCTGAACTCATTGTAAAATCTACAATTAAAGATTTACCACCTGACATTTCGTTTGTTTGATTTATTGTACTCGCAACTAATCTAGGTGATGTAAAGTAAATATTATCTCCTATAACTGTATTTGATGCTGTCGTATCAATTGTAAATGGTGTCTCTGTGCCGTGAACTGATTTACCAGTCGTTGTCTTAATTGTCGCTGATAAGTCTGTACCTGGTTGTGTAATTTGACCTATCTGTAATTGCATTACATCAAATGCTCTATTTTCTGTTGCAACCACTGAACTTCCACCAACATCACCTGAAGATGTTGCTGTTCCAGCAGTTGTAATATCATAACTGTCTAAAGTTATATTTGAAATACTTGTATATGTTCCATTGATCGCAGAGTGAGCGATACCATTATAAGAACCTGAGGCAACACCAGAGATTGTCACATTATCACTTGTAGAATGCATACCGTGATTTTTGTGGAATACTCTAATTATACCTGTACCATTAAATGTTCTTAATGGATTAGCACCTAATGTTCTTGTAGGTAAATCTTTATTTGCTAATGTTACTGTACCTGAAGTAGTTGTATCAAATACTGCTTTCTTCATATTGAATTTTAAATCTTCCATTTGTTCAGGTGTCCAAGTGCTGTCATTAGCTGATTTAAATATAACACCTAATGCTGGTTGTTTAGATACTGTTCTATCACTACCTATTACTGTGTCACCTAGTCTTGCTGTGTAAACTGCGTAATCAGTAGAGTCTGTTTTTAATACTAGACAATATTCTGTACCCTCTTGTAAATATACAGGTGATGGAAAAGTAAATGTTGTCGCTGTACTTGCGTCTGTACTTGTATTTACTGAACCTGGATTTAAATATTTTTGTGCGAATGGTAATACATCATTTGTAGGATAACCATTAGCCATTCTTCTAATCTCAGCTCTAACTGGAATTGTGTCAGATTTAGTTGAAAAGAAACAATCAACACTTGTGATATAACAACCATCACCTTGGTCAATTATAAATGATTGCGCCAATGGATCTGGTGGTCCTCCACCTCCTCCTCCACCTCCATCATTATTTTGTGGTGGCGGAAGTGTTACTGAACTTGAAGATGATCTTACAATTCTTCTTGTATCAGAAACTTGTCTTCTAACAACTCTAACCTCTCTAGTTGAAACAACAGCTTCTCTTACAGTTTCTTGTAAACCTTTAGCAGAATAATCAGCCTCAGCTGATGTTGCGTTATCTGCGCTATTTAAATTTGCGTTTGTTGATGAACTTGTTAATCTGAATACTCTCTTACCTGTTCTCCATCTAGGGTTGGCGTCCACATTAGGATCAGGTATGGCAAATGTACCACTAACAGCACCATTTGCATCTGTATTTAAATTACCAGCAAGTGATCCACCAGTTGGTGTCACATATGCTGTAATACTCTGTTCATCAAAGAATGGAAAAACTCTTGTATTAGGTCTCATACCTTGAGCACTAAATGATATTGTTCTACTTCTAATAAAAGGTACAAAGTTTACACCTACAACTCTATCACCTAAACTTTGAATTACAGTTTGTGGCATAACTTCTGTTCTGATACCACCTCTTGTTTGTACAACGTCTCTACTTGTTGTAGTTGTTATTGTATTTCCATTCTGTCTTGTATTTGATCTAGGATTACCTGACCATTGATCTTGCCATTCATTCCACTCTGTACCTAGTGGTATATCTGAAATATTTTCATTTGATAATCCCATCGCTCTTCGTAAGTTATCAAAAGTACCATTTAGGTTTACTACAATGTCTGGCGCTCTACTTGTTTCTTTCCATTCATCAAGTGGTGGGTCTAAATCAATATCACCAATCCAATTGAAAATCATATATGGTTGTAGATTTTCTGATTTTGTAGCGAAAGGTTGATCTATTACACTTGTCTCTGTATAAGGTAATGTTATCACATCACCTGTTAATTGATAATTCGCAGCTGTTCTATCTGCCGCTAATATTGAAGTACCATCTTCATCTATTTCTTCTAACTCAATGTTATCTTCATTAAACATTGGTCTAGCCTCACCTCTACTTCTATCAATAGAAAGTTTGTAATCATTATTTCCTACATCACCAACATTGTGACCTGTAAAGTTATCCACTACGAAACCATTTTTAAATCTATCAAAACCATTTGCGTCTTGTATTTGTAAAGATTGTGCGTCAGCTTCTAGTAAAGAAAGTTGAGTATAGTATTCAACGTTTTGTATTCTTTTTTCTAAACGACCTATGTCTCTCATAGTAAATCGTCTATTATCTTGTTTCTGTACAATTACCTCATCTGTATTTAAAGTATAAGATGGAATTGTTAATGTCGCTAAATGTAAATGACTTTCTAAATTTTGTGGTGCTAAAGGATTTAATGATGATGCACCTTTAACTACTTTTAAGTCGCCATTTCTAGTTATGAAAATTTTATCTATTCTATTTAAGAAAAAAGAAAAGTCTGTTGTAATATCAGAATTAAATTCTGGTATATCAATTGTAGAGTTACCTGTTCCATTAAAACTTCTTTCAAAATCTGAACCAGATGTAGCACCTGGTAGTGTAGAAGCGTCATCTACTCTAGGTCTAAAATCTAAACTATCTCTTAACTCAAAAGTTGTTCCTAAAGTTTCTGATGTATAACTAGGTATGTTTTCATAAGTGACAACACCAGCATATGAATCAACATCAAAGTAATCTCCAGCACCATGTGAGAAGAAATCAAAATTAATTAATAATTGACCAGTTGGTTTTAATGCACCTGGTTTTAATTTAATTCTACCAATATCATAGAAGTTATCTCTTTGACCATTGTCTAAATCAAATCTACTTGTAATATCAGTATGTGAACTTGTTGCTGTCGTACCAAACGCAGGTGACATATAAACATTATTAATTTTAAATATGTCTGCTTTCGCTAGTCCAACAACGCCACTTTCTATAATAGTTTGTGATGATATATTTAATGTTGATCCAGTAGTCAAAGATTTTGTTTTAGAACCAGCGACTGTTCTACTTACAGTGGCTGTAATTTTTACTTTATGACCAGCGAAGTTAGCACCAAAGTCTAGTGTTAATGTTTTACCAGTTGGTGACCCACCTAATGTAAATATAGCAGAACCTTCGTGGTTATTACCTGAAGTATTTAAACTATCACCAACACTACCCGTTCCACCAGAGCCTGTAGTCATTATTGATACTGCGAAATCATCACTTGCGTGTGACACAAAAGTTTCATTTGTACCAGCTGTAATAGTCGCATCACCATTTGATGATAAAGTGGATACGAATTGTCTTCTAACATTAAAGTTAGTATCTGTTGCTCCACTATTTGCTGTAGTTTTTAATGTACTTACTGTTGTATTTGGTAATTTAAATATTGAAATATTTTGTTCTGGATTTTGTAACTTAGCTCTTCTTCTTGTAGCTATACCAGAAGTAGTAACATCACTACCACCAACAGCAGCTGTTAAAGTTAATTCTGTTTGTGAGATAATATTTCTTACTGTACCTGTTACTGTACCACCAGCGTTATTTGTAAATGATATAGAATCATCTACTTTTAATTCTGTAGTAAATTTAGTACCTTTACCTCTTACAGTTGCATTTGAGTTTGCCACTGTAACATTTCCTGTTAATTCTTTGTTCGCACCATTTGTTGCATCTAAAACTGTATCTGCTGTGTATGTAGGCGAACCTGCCATACCAACTTGTTTAGTTTGGTCAAATTCAAAAGAAGTGACACCTTTAAAACCAATTCTATCTGCTTGAATAGTACCAGCATTGTTTGATGTATCACCTGTTAAAGTTTCGCCTGCTGCGAAAGTACCTTGTACATTTGATACTACTACTGTTGTGTGAGCAGCTGTAGGGTTACCAGATTGAGCTGTAACATTCAATGATGTTGTACCATCACTATCAAATAATTCAAAAGTATTTGTTGTTGTATTTCTTACAACACAAACTCTTGCGCCAGAGTTAGATACACTATTTACAGAGTAAGTACCACCTGTTAGTGTAATCTGTTGACCATCTACAAATCCGTGTGAAGATAAAGTAGCAACAGAAGGATTGGCAGCTGTAATTGCTATGGCAGCACTTTTCTTTGCTGTATCTGACATAACTACACCAGTTGCGCCTGAAGTTGCACCAGTTACTATTTCACCTGTTGTATAAGTGACACTAGTAGTTAAATCAAGGTGTGTAAACATTTCTACATCAAATAGATAATGTCTGTAAACACCTGAAGTTGCGAATATATCAGCTGTCTCTGTACCTGAAACATATTCAAAACCACGAGATTTAGCTCTACCTATTTGTGTAACATCAACACCTACTGTTGCTATTTCTGTACCTCTAGCACTTGTAGGGTCTCTATATAAATTTACATTTTTAAATGCTTCTGCTTCACCTGATACAAAACTAATATCTGGTGAGCCATAAACGTTAGATACGTTTACAAAGTTTTTTACATTAAATCTTGTCTTGTTATTATTAGCATCATCTGTATCTCTAGCTTTATCAACATCAACATAAGTTGTTGATAATACTTCTGCCTCATAACCATTTACATATGCTTTAAATGGTGATACACCAACAGCGAGTTTAGTTGCTAAACCACCATTACCTGAAGTATTAATACCTCTATTAGTACCACTTAATAAATGTTCTCTTACATCAAACTCTGGATTAGTTAAAACATAATCACCTGATTCATCAAAAGTTCTTCTAGCTAATGTTTCTTCTAAAATATTATATTCTGTTGATCTAGCCTGACCTTTTATTTTACCATTTTCTACTCTTAATAATTCAAAGAAATTGGTATCTTCGGTAGATGATAAAGTTTTTTTAGTTAATGTTAATTGAATTTTAAATCTGTGAGCACCTGGAGCATTTACGTTTGAACTACCTGTTGCGTTATCATTTAAAGTTGCATCATCATTTGAAGTCACAAATGATTCTGTTACTAGATAACCAACTCTATATGAAGGTGTATTTGTATATTTGTCTAATATTAAAGTCTCTGCGTCTGCTTCTACGAAGAAACCATTTAAATAATAAGTACCTGCCGCACCTATCGCAGCAGAACCTGTAGCAGTTGTTTGAACAACAGCAGATAAAGAAACACTATCACTATTTGTTCCTGTAATAGTCTCACCATCTGAAAATACAAATGATGTATTATTTGAACCTGTCTTTTCGTATTTTACATAAAGAGTATTAGGATCAGAACCTGATAATGCCTCAGTATTAATTATCTCTGCAACTACACCTGAAGTACCACCTGTAATAATAGTACCAGTTGTAAATTGTGTTAAAGTATTCGCACTAGCGATACTTGTTAATTTTACTGCGTAATATTTGTCATCAAATGCTACACCACCAGGTATTACAATAGACCCTTGTTTAAACATATGGTCACCAAATTTTTCAACTTGGTTCTGTAATATTGTCTGTGATTGTGTTAATTCTCTAGCCTGTACAGCAAACGCTGGTCTAAAGAGAACTCTGTGAAATTTTTTACTTTCACTAAAGTCATCAAAGTAAGGCGAGAGATTAAAGTCAGTTGGACTTGGCATTTATTCCTCTCTAAAATTCAATTATCAGTTTAACGTTTTCAGTTTGATCTGCTGCTCTGGTAATTGGTGATCTGTTTTCTACATACATAATATCGCCTGAGTCTGCTGTAATCTCACCAGCATTATATCCACTAGTAAAGACAACACTATCAACTGTAGTTGATGAAGTTGATGGTGTACCTGTTGCACTTGAAGATTGACCTGTAATTGTATTTGCACCTGAGAATGCTGTTAGATTACCATTACTATCAACACCTTCATCATTAAATCTAGTTTGTATGTAATATAGAATATTATTAGTTGAGTCAAACTCTACTACTTTACCTACTGCACCAGTTGTTGCTTGATTTATTTCTTCATCAACTGTAAAAGTTCCTGGAGATCCTGTTAGTAATATAGCTTTTGTACCTCTTAAAGTAGTCGCCGTTGCAGCTGAACCACCAGAAGAAATATCTCTCATTAATACTACTCGTCTAAAATCGTTAGCAGTTGTAAAGTCACCTGTGTTTGAAGTCTCTCCAGCTTCAAAGTTGGTGTTCATCATCACAAAAAATCCGCCTAATTCTTTGATTGCGTTTTTACCGTGTCCGCCTTTTGGCTCAAT